ATTATGTCCACCTTGAAGGGGACAAAACCCCTATCCCTGGAACCTATGGAACTAAAAAGCAGGCACTTCACAAGGCTGCGTTCTTCAATGGTATGGGATACAAGGAGTATATGAAAGTCAGGAAGCAGAATGAAAGCGATTGCTGATGTGATATTAAGTATTATCGTGGTAAGCTGCCCTATCATCTGGGTGGTATCGCTGGCAAGATGGGACGGGAAATGCCCTTGTGATAAGAGCAAGTGTAATGAATGTTTCTTCCCCTGCTGTAACCACGATGAGGAAAGGAATAACCATGATTGAGATTGACAATACCTATATTTATGGATGGGAAAGTGCTATCCGTGGTATGAGAAACCCGATGAACTCCTGGGATAAGAGCGATACCGTATTTATCCCTTTGAACCGCTGTGCGTATGAGAGTATGTTTGAACTTGCACAACTGTGTGGAGGTTTTGCCCCTGTCATCAACAGTAATGATCTTGACCTGATGAAACGTCTGGTAAAGGCTGGAACTGACCATAGCAAGTTTATGAGAATGATCACTGTGACTTGTGACCTTACCGCACCGCTCTACTGGTGGAAGGAGTATGATACCTACAAGGTAGGCACGGTAGCAAACAGTTGTTCCACGATGCACAAAATCCAGGCAAAGGAATTTACTCTGGATGATTTCAGCACGGAACACCTGACTGGTAAATCTATTGCAGCACTTAAAGTTGTGCTGGAAGTGATGAACCTGGAAAGAGAACACTTCCTTGCTACGAAGGACAAGGACTGCTGGTGGCAGATGATACAGCTTTTGCCTACATCCTACAATCAGAAGCGAACTGTACAGCTTAATTATGCAGTGCTGCGGAATATCTACCATTCCCGAAGAAATCACAAGCTGGATGAGTGGCATACCTTTTGTCACTGGATTGAGGGGTTGCCTTATAGCGAACTGATTACAGAGTAAGGAGAGGGAGAAGATGGACTATTCCAGAGTACCAGAAGAACTCAAACAATTAAATCAGTGGGTGTGTGCCTGGGATGGTTCAAAAATCCCGATGAAAGCCTTTGAGCGTAAAGCCGCTTCCTCCACTGCCCCGGATACATGGAGTTCTTTTGAACAGGCAGTATGGGCAGTGGAGCAGGGCTATTATGATCACATTGGTTTCGTGTTTGCTGATAGTGATGTGGTTGGCATTGATATTGACGTAGGATTTGAGGACGGTCTTATGACTCCTCTGTGTGCTGATATTATGAGTGCCTGCCACTCCTACACTGAGAAGTCCAGAAGTGGGCGTGGGGTACATATTTTTCTACACGGAAAGCTGCCCTTCTCTGGGAAGAATAATCTGCAAGGTGTAGAAATCTACAAGGCAAGACGGTTCTTCATAATGACCGGGAAAGAAATGATCTTCCCTGAGATCGTAGAGAACCAGGAAGCCATTGACTACATAGTGCAGAAATACTTTCCAGAGCAGGAGCGTACCGGGAGCAAGTCCCCACTGGTGCAGAAGATATACGCCCCTACCTACCGTAAACCTACGGATGGCATAATCCGTATCAGACCTGACTACCCGCCTATTGCAGCCGGGGGCAGAAATCTATCTCTCACCTCCCTTGCAGGGGCTATGCACAACACTGGTTACAACAGAAAGCAGATTTACAACGAACTGCAATATGTGAACCAGACCCAGTGCAAGCCGCCCCTGCCTGACAGGGAACTACAGACTATCAGTGAGAGTGTTACAAGATATAGGAGGTAAGCTATGGCACAAATGTTGTATCTGCCTGATGGGTCAAGCGAAGTGGTGTTGGGTGACCCGGAAGAAACCTTGCATAGAATTGTCTATGAAAGACTGGGGCGTGATTGTGCTGAGTTGTTGGAGGAAGTCATAGAAGAAGCAGAGTATTACCCAGAAGGTGATGACTATGAGCGCATTGCAGACGGTCAGCTTTCTTTGCTTCAAACCACGTTGGAGGAACTGGATGCAGCCCTCACCCTGTTTGACTCCCCCAGGCTGAATAAAGCAAAGTTACAGAAGCAGTTACAGGCTATCAGAGACAATCTATATAAAAACTTGTGAAGGGAGGTGAAATAATGAGTGAGTACAATCCAGAAGAATTGTTCCAGTTGGAAAACGGGAGGTACATTACCTCTGTAGAACTGTCTGACAAGATGAGGTATATCAAGTCTCACCACCCTGAGACAGCTACCCAGGAAAACAGCACGGGCTATTCTTGGGATGAAGCTGGTATGGCTGATCTTTTCTCAGAGTGCTACCAGAATGATACCCGCTACTGCCCAGAAGCAAAGTCCTGGTACACCTATGACCGGGGCAAGTGGCATAAAGACGTAGGTAGCCTGCTGGTATCTGCCAAGATCAAAGAGTTTGTCCGTCTTATGTCCCTCTACTGCGGTGAGATCGTAGATGAGGAAAAGCGTAAGGAGTACATGAAGTTCGTTGCCAAAATGGGTGACAGGCGTTTCCGTGACAGAATTATGAAGGATGCTGCGGATGCAATGTGTATCAGTGCAGCAGAATTTGACAGAAACCCATATCTAATCAACTGCCTTAATGGTACGTATGACCTGGAAAACATGGTATTCAGAGAACACCAGTGGGGTGATTTCATCACACTTCAAACCAACTTTAATTACACCGTGAAGGAAAACGTGACCTGCAAACGCTGGGATAGGTTCATTGCAGAAGTCACCCAGAACGATAAGGACAAGGCAGACTATTTGCAAAGGGCTTTGGGTTATTCAATCCTTGGTACAAGCAAAGAGGAATGTATGTTTATCCTACATGGTAAGACCACTAGAAACGGTAAGTCTACCCTGCTTAATGCCGTGGAACACCTGCTTGGTGACTACAGCAGTGTTGCCCCGGTAGAACTTATTTGCCGTAGTGATAGGCAGCGGAACGCCGAAGCCGCAAACCCCGTCCTTGCTGCATTAAAGGGCAAGCGATTTGTGACAATGGCAGAAAGCGATACCATGAGCCGTATGGATGAGTCAGTGATTAAGCAGTATACAGGCGGTGAGCAGATTACCGCCCGTGAGTTATACCAGTCTGCTATTACCTTCACCCCTCAGTTTACATTATGGCTGAGTTGTAATGACCTGCCTGCTGTCCGTGATAAGTCTCTGTTTGCATCTGATCGTATCCGACTGATTGAGTTTAACAGGCACTTTACAGACAGTGAGCAGGACAAAGGATTGAAGGGCTACTTTGAGTCAGACGAAGCCATGCAAGGCATTTTTGCGTGGTTGGTGACTGGTTTATTCAAGTACAAGCGGTTTGGTTTGGCTATGCCTGAGGGTTTGAAAGCACCTATTAAGCAGTATGAGAGGGACAATGATCTGGTTCTACAGTTCTTAGAAGAAAAGTGCGAGAAGAACGCAGAAAGCAGTGTGCAAAGTAAATCTCTGTATGATGCTTATAAGATTTGGTGCAAGAGCAATGGTTATTACGTTTGCAGCACAAAGAAATTCAATGCAGAGGTTACAGCACACCCGAATTGGTATGATGAAAAGGCTCTAAGTCATGGTTTGACCGTGTACAGAGGGCTAAAATTAGCCTAAATGGGTAGAGAAGGTAGAGCAAAATCGTATTTTGCTATAAAGTCCCTTATAGAGAGTAATACTATATAAAAGTTATGCGAAAAACCGAAAATACTCTACCTGCTCTACCCGCAGAAGATTTGCAGAAAGGAGCAAAATTATGGAAAGCTATGTTGAAAGATGGGCAAGAGAACAGAAGGAAGCCCAGGAAAAGCAGAACGCCCAGAAGGGCAGAAAGAAGAAGCAGAAGGAGGTTGAGAACGATGGGGAGAACACCAGGAACGAAGGACAAGCAGCCCAGGCAGAAAGCAGCACCGGGGAACAGACCCAGTGATAAGAGTCCTATCATTCAAGATCAGAACCCAGACTTAGAGGTTGGGTATAACACTCGCCGTATCATGTTCATGCAAGCAATCCTTCCGACTGAGCCATTAGATTACAATGATGTGGATGAGATGGAAAGACGGTTCAAGAGATACCTTGATTTGTGTGCTGAATGGGATATGAAGATAGGCAATCAAGCTGCGTATGCTGCAATCGGTATTGATAAAGGATTGGTTTGGGATTGGTTGAACCGTAGAGAAGCGAACCCCAGACGTACCGACTTCTTAAAAAAAGTGCAGAAAGTTTGCGCTATGTATCGTGAAGGTTTGATGGAAGATGGCAAGGTCAATCCTGTGACTGGTATCTTCTGGCAGAAAAACTACGATGGTATGAAAGACCAGCAGGAAGTTGTTCTCACGCCTAACACAAGCCCTCTGGGTGAGCAGAAGGACGCAGAAGCTCTAAAGCAGAAGTATCTTGAAAGTACCTATGGAGTGGCAGAACTGCCAGAAGGGGCAGAAAGTGAAATTTTGCCAGAAGTCGCAGAAGGGCAGAAAGAGCCTATAGCAGTTCCCATTGATACCACGGCTGACCCCAAACCGTAACCCCTACCGCCTGTGAGCCAGGAAACGAACCTGGTTCATGGGCGGTTTTTCTGTCCCGCCCCGGACGGGTTCGCCCTTGCAAGCCTGGGACAGTCTGCCCACGTTCCCCGCCTGGGACGTTGTGCGCCCCGTGTAGGGCGTTTTAGGTCTGGGGTGCTATAAGTTGTACCCTTTACACCTTGCGCCCGTTCTGGGGCGTTCTGGGGCGTTCTGAGAGGGCAGGCATAAAACAACCCCGGCAGGCTGTGAACCTGTCCGGGGCTGTGATTAAAATATAAAACGGTGTTTCTGTTTCCCCCAGTGCTTCACAAGGCGTTGCACCTCTGCGGGGTCTATCATAGGGATATTGTAAAGGGTCAAGCCCTCAGGGGTCATATAATAGCCTTGACCATATCGGGGCAGCAGTTCACAACCTTTTACGCCTAAAATGTTGCGGCTGTCCTGGCTGCTGCGTGTCCTGAGTCCTACACGGCTATCAAAATTAACCTTGATTTGTGTTGGAATGACAGCGGACAACGGGCATTGTGTAGCGGCTATAATATGGACATTTGCCGCCCTGCCTATTTGTGCCAGGCGTTGCAATAGGGGCATAACCTGGCGTTTGTTGGTGGTCATCAAGTCCGCTAATTCATCAATGACCACATACACCGCCCCGCCTGGGTATTTCTTCACCCGCTGGCGTTGCATGGTCTTATATCTGCCTTCTGTGATCTCCATAGCCTTTTTTAAGGCTTGTATCATGTCCCCCGGTTCACTGGCGTATTGTATGCAGTGTGGAAGCCGTGCAAAGTCCACCAGTTCAACCCGTTTGGGGTCAATGAGAATGAATTGAACTTGTAAAGGGCTGTTATATAATGCCGTGTGCATTATACCATTGATCACTACACTTTTACCGCTTCCCGTTGCGCCTGCTATTAACAAATGGGGTTGCTGCATCATGTCCCGGTATAGGGTCATATATTGACCCGTGGGCGTTCTCCATTTCAAATATAATCACCTCTCTTTTAATATAGCCCCGGCAGGCTGTGAACCTGTCCGGGGCTTTGCTGTTTACATTCTGATACACTCATCAAGGGGAACTCTGCACCCGTGAACCCGGATAAAAGCCCGCCCCGCTGCGGTGTAATTGATTTTAACACAGTGATAACTTTTACGGCTGCACCATGCACCAGACACACAAATAACATAGTCCTCAATGCCGTATTCAATGCCCTTGATTTCAAGACCACCCAGCCCGCTATAATATGCGGTGCTGTTGTGGGTCTTGCAATATTCCCTTGCTGTCATAGTTTAACCCTCCATTTCTGCCAGTGTGTGGCGGTAAAGTCTTTTTACACGGTTACAAGCCTGAAATAATGCGCGGGCTTGAACATCAAGCCATTCTTCACGGCTGTTAGGTCTGCGTTCACCCTGGCGGGTCTTTTTTAGTTCGGACGGGGTACAAAGTCTTTCGGCTATGTCTCCATCATAGATAAGAGAGGAACCGCCCCAGCTATAGGAGTTCCAGTCACTAGCCCCATTCAATAACCAGGCTTCACACTCTGCACCGGGGGCGGCGTTTCTGCCCTCATACTCTGCACGTTCTTCTAATTCCTCCACCAGTTCCAGGGCGTACACTGTAACGCCTTTACCCCATGCGCTACGGTCTTTCCTTGCTTCCAAGGCTGCTGTGATTTGTTCGTAAATACTCATATTGGATACCTCCTATATATTTGATCTGATTTGGATCCCGCCCGCCGTGGGCGGGTGCTGTGTTCTGTTTACGTTTACTATTATAGCAGATTAAACGTAAAAGTCAATAGCAAAATCTTGATTAAACGTAAATTTTTTCAAATTTCTTTCCTTGATCAAGTTTCAAGCCTGGGACAGTCTGCCCCGCCTGGGTTGATCTGGGGAACGTGAGAGGGTGCCGGGGGTGGGGGATATGCCCCAGGGGTGACCAGGGGCGGGTGAGTGTCGAAAGTTCCGCAAAAATAAAAAAGTCCTCATTTACGTTTACTCAAAAGAAAAATCCAAGAAAACGTAAAAAGGCTATTGACACTATCGTTTACTTGTATTATAATAACCGTAAATCAAGGAGGTGCGTTATGAACGTCATAGGATATATCAGAGTATCAACCGATGGACAATGCGGTGATGATAAATTTGGTTTGGAAGTACAGAGACAGCAGATTACAGATTACTGTGAGAAGAATGGTCACACCATCGTAAAGTGGTTCAAAGATGAGGGTGAGTCTGGTGCGAAGGAACGTCCCGGCTTTGATGAGATCATCTACGGTGAAATCTCCAATCCACCTTATGAAGCAGTGGTGGTAGCAAAGTCTGACCGTGTAGCCCGTGACATTAACATTTACTATTATTACAAGATGATGCTGACAAAGAAGAACATTCAGCTTATCTCCATTGCAGAGGACTTTGGACAGTTCGGAGTTTTCGCATCCATGCTGGAAGCCTTTACCTTGTGCGTGGCTGAAATGGAGAGAGACAATATCAATAAGCGTACCACTGGTGGACGTAAAGCAAAAGCGTCTAAGGGTGGCTACTCTGGTGGGCGTGCGCCGATGGGATACAAGGTATTCAACGGCAATCTGGTTATCAATCCAGATGAAGCCCCTGTTGTGAAACGTATCTTTGACTTGCGTGACTCTGGGGAAGTTCTTCTGAACATTGTGGATATTATCAACCAGGAAGGATACCGTACCCGTAATGACAAGCCGTTTGTCCTTAGTACGGTGCAAGGTATTATAAACAACCGTAAGACCTATGAAGGATTTTACCGTTATGGTAAAGATGGTGAGTGGGTCGAAGGTCAACATGAACCAATTCTTGAAAGGAGAACTGAGGAATGAAGAAGGTAATTTGGATGATGGTGCTGTCCCTGGTGCTGTTAAGTGGCTGCGGACAGCAGACGGAAAGCGAAACGCTTACTACCGAACCGGGCAGTGTTGCCCAGGAAGCAACCCTTGGGACGGTAGCAGAGTATGACGGCTGTATGGTGGAACTGCAAGAAGCTGAGTTCTTTACCCGTGACGGTCAGGATATGATCAGAGTGTATATGACCTACACCAACAACAATGCTGACGGTCTGTACCTCTATGAGTCATTCTCCATTAAGGCGTTTCAGAATGATGTGGAGATTGAGAACTGTACGGACATTAACGATGATGAGTTGTCTGTTCCAGTTATCCAAGAAGTCAAGAATGGTGAGTCTGTAGTAGGAAGCTATGTGTTTGCTATATCAGGAACAGACGATGTGGAAGTCAGAGTTTGCACCCCTACTGCGGATGAGGAACTGCTTGCAGGGAAGGTGTATGCGTATGAAGCACAAGATACAAATTGAGGTTGAGCGAAACAAGAAGGGCTTTCTGGGAATTACCCGGAAGGTCAAAGAGAAGAAAACGGTTGTGGTAGATGACAAGACCTACCGAAAATTGAAAGCCCAGGAAAAACGGAACGGAAAGAACCGCCCGTACTCTCTTGGGGAAATGATGTTTTATGATGATATGTTTGGTGATTGATCTGCAATTACCTGTCCAATGGGACTGCCTTTCGGGGTAGTCCCAATTTTTGTTTATAGGAGGTAGCACATGGAATATCTTGCCTTGAAAAATAGAATTTTTGCAGCAATCCAGAGCCACCCGCTGGACTTTGCTGCCTATGAAGATATGTTTGGATTGTGCCGGGAAGTTGAAGGGAGTGACTTTGCTGTAGCCCATGAATGGAATCACCAACTGAGGGATAAGGTCTGTATGGCACTCAGACTGGCAGTAGAGAAGCAGGACTTTGATCTGGCTGAGAAGCTGAATAACCTACATTTCCGTTCCCTGCTGTTTGGTGCGCCGCATTTCTTTGATGACTACTTGCAGGCGGTGGAGTTTGGCAAACCCCTGGATAAGAAATTTTATCAGCCCCGCCGTCATTATCTCAAACGATATGTAGACGGATACCAGGATATTTTGGACGGTAAGCTGGACTTCTTATCTATCTCCATGCCTAAGAGGTGTGGTAAATCTCAGTTGGGTATCAACTTCACCAATATGCTGTCTGGTAAATATCCTGACCGTTCTACACTGATGGAGGGTACGGGTGATGATCTGGTTAAGTCTTTCTACTCTGGATGCCTTGAATATATCCAGCAACCGAATGATTATCATTTCTACGATATTTTCCCAGAAAGCAAACTGGTACAGACCAATGCTGATACGAAGATCATCAATCTGCTGCACAAGTCCCGTTTCCCTACGGTCATGTGCCGTTCCATTGATGCAAGACAGGTAGGTTTGTCCGAAGCAACCAACCTTCTGTATCTGGATGACTGTGTGGAAGGTAGAGAGGAAGCGAAGAACAGACAGAGACTTGATGACAAGTGGGAGATTATTTCTGGTGATATTATTGGTCGTGCCATTGAGGGTACGCCTATTGTTATCTGCGGTACACGGTATTCCCTCTATGACCCTATCGGGCATTTGCAGGAGGAAATGAAAAAGCAGGGCAAGCGTATGAGAGTCATTGAAACACCTGCTCTTGACCCTGTGACCGATGAGAGTAACTTTGAGTACATGAGAGAGGGTAAGAAGGTATTCACTACTCAGTATTTCCGTGATCAAAGGGAAATGCTTTCTTCGGAACAGTTTGAAAGTGAGTTCCAGCAGCAGCCTTTTGAAGCAAAGGGTCTGCTCTTTCCAGAAAGTAGCTTGAACCGCTTCTTTGAACTTCCTGTAGATCGTGACCCCGATAGCATTATTGCCGTGTGCGATACGGCTGATAAGGGTGAGGACTATTGTTCCATGCCTATTGCAGCAGTGTACGGGGATGAGGTCTATATTGTGGATGTGGTATTTGATGACTCTCCCCCGGAGGTTACAAAGCCAGAGTGTGCAAAAGTCCTTATGGATAATAAGGTGGTAGCTTGTACATTTGAGTCGAATAATGCAGGTTCCTATTTTGCCAGGGATGTTTCCCAGATTATGACGGATAGGCTTTACGTCTGCAATGTACGAACCAAAAGGACTATCAGTAATAAGCAGACCCGTATAGAGTTTGCATCTGATACGATTATTAAAAACTTTTACTTCAAAGACCCTTCTCTTTATGCCCGAAACAGTCAGTATGCAGAGTTTATGAAGCAGGTAATTACCTATACTCGTTCGGGTAAAGTACCTCACGATGATGCCCCAGACTCTCTATCCCTGCTTGAAAATGAGTTGAGAGGACTGGTAGGAGCGAAAGTTGAGGTATTTAAGAGGACTGTATAAAAATTTTTGTCAATTCTCCAATGCTTATTTACGCAAACCTCTTGCAATATGGTTTGGAGAGTGCTATAATGAAAGATAGGAAAAACTATGCAATGAGGGAGGTGTGTCACGTGGTTACACTGCATGGCAGACGGATGATCAAAACCGATGAAACCGAAGTCACGATTGATAATGTAGTGTCTATTCTGCGGAAAGCACTTCCTTATCACTGGAAGAACAGAAGTGAAATCCAATATCTCTGGCATTACTACAAGGGTAGACAACCCGTGTTGAACCGTGAGAAGCAGGTAAGACCAGAGATCACAAACAAGATTGTAGAGAACCGGGCAAATGAGATAGTGTCTTTCAAGTCTGGTTATCTGATGGGTGAACCTCTACAGTATGTTTCCCGTGGTAACGGTGAAAATCTTGCTGATGCTATCAATCAGCTTAATGAATTTGTGTTCGCAGAGGAAAAGCCTGCAAAGGACAAGGAACTGGCTGACTGGTTCCATATCTGCGGAACGTCTTACAGAATGGTTCTTCCCGATGAAACCGGGGAGGAAGATGAGTCTCCTTTTGAGATTTATACGCTTGACCCCCGAAATACCTTTGTTGTCTACAACAACGGTCTGGGCAACAAACCTGTCCTGGGTGTGAAGTATGTGGTAGACGAAAAGGGAGTTGTTCATTATAGCTGCTACTCCAAGTATGAATATTTTGAGATTGTGGAGTCTAAGATCGAACACTATGAACCTCATATCTTGGGTGAAATCCCAATCATTGAATATCCTCTGAACCTTGCCCGTATCGGTGCATTTGAGTTGGTTATTCCCCTTCTGGATGCAATCAACCTGACGGACAGTAACCGTTTGGATGGAGTGGAGCAGTTTATCCAGGCTCTTATGCTTTTCCACAACGTAGATATTTCTTCTGAGGATTATGAGAAGCTGCGTGAGGAAGGAGCAATCAAGTTCCGTGATGTTGACCCTCAACTAAAAGCAGAGGTAAGCTATCTGGTAAGCAATCTTAGCCAGGGTGAAACTCAAACGCTGGTTGACCATATGTACCAAACAGTGCTTACCATTTGTGGTATGCCAAACCGCAACGGTGGCACTTCCACAAGCGATACGGGGTCTGCGGTCATCATGCGTGATGGCTGGTCTGCTGCCGAAGCAAGGGCAAAGGACAGCGAACTTATGTTTAAGAAATCCGAAAGAGTTTTCCTTAAACTGGTTCTGAATATCTGCCATACCTTGATTGATATGGACTTGAAGGTGTGTAATGTTGAAATCCGATTTACCCGCCGAAATTATGAGAATATTTTGCAAAAGGCGCAGGTGCTTGACCTTATGTTGAAGAATGGGAAAATCCACCCCCGCCTTGCATTTGAACATTGTGGTTTGTTCGTGGACTCTGACCTTGCATATACATTAAGTGCTGAGTATGCAGAGGAACAGGAGAAGAAAGCCCAGGAACTTATGGAGAAACAGAATACAGAGGGAGGGAACGAAGATGACCCCGGTAATAACGAAGGAAATGGTGGAACAGATGGAAACGCTGCTGAAACACGGGAGCAGAGTGGAAATTCTGATTGAGCAGGGTAAGGTTACCATTGTGGAAATCAAGCGTAAAATGAGAATGAAAGAGTAACACCGGGACAAAGGTTCTGGTGAGTCCAATGGGACTGTGAGCAATACGCTCATAGTCCCTTTTCTTTTTGCTTATGAACAAAGATATTTTAAGCAGTTATGTTTTGGCGTTTGATGAAATCAATGCACTTACCTCCACCAGTTATAAATCCGCTGGAGGGGATGTATCCCGGATTGCGGATGACATTCTTTCCTTCCTGATCAATGCTTATACATTGGGAATTAAAGCTGTTAGTCAAATGCTGGCGTATGAAATTACAGTGGATGTTTCCAAAATGAACGATGCTATCTATACCGTGATAGATGGCAAGACCTTTGAAGATCGTATTGCTGACCATGTAAACGCTGGTGATTTGGCAGGGCTGCAAACCTTGGCTGAGTCAGAGTTTCATAGGGTCTATAACACTGCAACGGATGATGGAGCAAAGAGTTTCAGCAGTTCCGTTGGATATGGTGTGAACAAGACCTGGGTTACAGTTGGTGATGACAAGGTTAGAGATACACATAGGTATCTGGAACAGATAAGCGTTGGATTGGATGAAGAATTTTATACCTATGACGGTGACCACGCATCGTACCCAGGAGGGTTTACTAAGGCTGAAAACAATGTTGGATGCCGATGTATCGTGGAATATCGAATGGATGCTGAACAGGAATAACCTGTTTACATAGCGGTAGGGAAACCGCTTTAACAACACGCAAACTCAGACAAGAGGATAAAACAGAAATCATAGTGAGGGAACACTTAAAACGCAAGGAGGACTTAATATGAGTTATTTAAGCGATTTACTGGGAAGTGCCTATAAAGAGGGCATGACTGAAGAAGAAATTTCTACTGCTTTGCAGGCTGCTGGGCAGGGAAATGAAGTCGAAGTGAACAGGCTGAAAGCTGCTTTGTCTAAGGCAAACTCCGAAGCTGCCGATTACAAGAAGCAGTTGAGAGGTAAGCAGACAGAGGATGAAGCTACTGCTGCCGCCCAGAAGGAAGAACATGATCGACTTATCCAGGAAAATGCTGATTTGAAACGGTCTATGGCTCTTTCTGAGAAGAAATCTAAACTTCTGGCTATGGGTTACACTGAGGAACTGGCTGATGCCACGGCAACTGCTATGGTTGACGGTGATATGGACACTGTGATGGTAAATCAGAGTAAATATCTCGAAGCCCAAAAGAAATCTATCCGTGCTGAACAGATGAGAGGTACACCCCGCCCTGCTGCGGGAGCCGAAGGTACAGACGGTATGGATTATCAGAAGAAGATCGAAGAAGCCCAGGCACGTGGGGATTATTCCACTGCCGCATATTATACCCGTCTGCAAGCGCAGGAAACCGCTGCCGAACAGACAAATTAAATTTTAGATAAGGAGTGAACGAAAATGGCTGACGTTATTGCAACCAGTTTTGGCGTACTGAATTATAGCGGTATGCTTTTTAACAAGGGTAATGTTCGTACCCCTCTTAGTTCCATCATCGGTTCTAAGGCAAAAACGACTAACCATGTAGAGTTCGTTACAGGTCAGGAATACACCGCTGGCGGTGATGGTTCCCAGCCTGAAATCAGCGAAACTGCATCTTTGACTGCCCCGGATGGTTCTGTTGTAACCCGTGAGCAGAAAACCAATGTGACCCAGATTTTCCAGGAGAGCGTGGGTATCTCTTATGCCAAGCAGTCTAACATGGGTACTCTTTCTGGTATCAATGTTGAGAACCAGCAGGCTAACCCTATGAACGAACTGGACTTCCAGGTTGCGGCTAAAATCCAGAAGGTAAACCGTGACATTGAGTACACCTTCATCAATGGTGTGTTCAACAAGGCTACCAAGGATAGTGAAGCCAACAAGACCCGTGGTCTTATCCCTGCTATCACCTCTAACACTATGGCTTTGGGCAAGAAGCCCCTTGGTCTGTGGGAGATTGCAGATATGGTTAAGAAGATTTACGGCGCAAATGCACCTACTGAGGGTCTTTGCCTGTGGTGTGATGCTACTACTCTGTTCCAGATCAATGCTGATGCTGTACAGAATGGTCTTACCATCGTACCTGCTGCCCGTAATATCAACGGTATTGCACTTTCCAGCGTGGTAACGCCTATCGGTGTTGTTTACCTTTACCTTGGTGAGTGTCTGCCTGCTGGTACTGCACTTCTCTTGAACCTTGATGTTCTTGCACCTGTATATCAGCCTGTTCCGGGCAAGGGTAACTTCTTCCTTGAACCGCTTTCTAAGGTGGGTGCTGGTGAGAAGTATCAGTTGTTCGGTCAGATCGGTCTTGATCATGGTCCCGAATGGTATCACGGTAAGTTCACTGGTATCAGCACTGCGTTTGAGAAGCCTACATATAGCCGTTCTGTCTATGTGGCAAATGCTTCTGAGATTGGCACTGCTAATGCGTAAGTAAGAAAGGATGGTGGATGATATGACCGATGCTGAGAAGCTGAAAATGCTTGAACATTTGACGGGCGAAACAGAGCAGGATGTATTGTCCACCTATCTGTTTCTTGCGAAAGGAGTAGTGCTTTCCCGTGCATATCCTTATGGCGGGAGTGAAGAAGTGCCTACCCAATA